GAAGACCTGACCAGAGCTATGCCAGAAGACGTGGAAAAGTATGTGGAAGAAGTTAAATACTTCAGTAATGGCAATATTCTAACCGGTATGAGCGCGAACCAAAAAGATTGTCTCCGCGCATTAGCATTGTTCGAGTCTCTGACTGCTTTGCAATACAAGTATCGAGGAACCAAACCAATTTTAGATACTGTAAATCGATATGCCGGATATGTTTACCGAGTTTTCAATCATGCCAACATCAGTAATCCACATTACCAAAAACCACGAGATGAAACCGTCGTGCTGTTTCTACAAGGCAAAGCCGGCGTGGGTAAAACCAAGCTGGTATATCTTCTCAGCGTTGAGGCTTTAAAAGTCAAACACAAGATCAACGCAGACATGACATCACGAGAATTGGAGGATGCAATTGGATCGGAAGTTTACAGTCGATCAGCTCAGCAAGAGTTTTGGGATGGCTATCATGGCCAACTCGTTACTGTTGTCGATGACTTCGGTCAGCTGAAAGACAGTGCTACCAATCCAAACATTGAGTACGACGAATTGATAAGGATTTCAAATTCGTTTCCGTACGCTTTGCACATGGCTCGACTAGAAGAAAAAGCTTCAAGCTTCTTCAAGTCTTGCCTGTATATTGCAACCACCAATCTCACGGCACTAACACCGCCGTCATTAGTCTGCCACGAGGCTATTCATCGCAGAATTCGTTTCTCCTACAATGTGCAAATTAAGGCTGATTGCGTCACCCCCAGTGGCAAAATTAAGCCCGAAATTGCACAAGGTCCATTGCGTAAAGACATCTACGAATTTCGATATTGGGACCCCGCAACTGGTTTAGTCAGCGGAGACCCAATGAGTTTCGAAGAAGTTCGCGACGCATTGCGAAAAGAGCTCAAATTGAGAGAGCACAAAGGAAAATCAGAAATGAATTCTTGCATTGATTACGCCCGTGAAATTCTGGCACAAAGCCCCGAAGATGAGAAGTTGGCCGTAGAAGTTGCCATGGCTGAGCAAAAAGCGAAGATGGAGAAGACTCGAGCC